GAAAGGCCGGGCACGACTATATCGAGGATTTGAAAGCGGAGATCTTTCGCGCGATCCTCGGGCTGAAACTGGACGCGGGCGTAATACTGCGCTTTGAGTCGCAGGTTGTAAGCCTGAACGCGAGCAATCGCAATCGCCTGGTTGAGCTGCTCACATTTGCATTTGACGATGACCTTGACGCTGATGACAGCGCTCAAGGCGCAGATTATGACTCTCTGCCTGATTTCCTGAGGATGCACACAGACGTGGATCCGTATGGGGTGAAGCAAGTAATCAATCTTGAACCAACTGAGGAAAGCTAAACAATGGCTATCTCGTTTAACAACATCCCTGCGGGGATCAGGGTGCCTCTCTTCTATGCAGAGGTCGACAATTCGATGGCGAACACTGCCGTCACCTCGCTCAAGGTGCTTCTGCTCGGGCAGAAACTTGACGGCGGCAGTGCGGCAGTCAATCAGCCTGTTCTGGTCACCAGTGCCAGCGCAGGTGTTGAGCTGTTCGGCGCAGGCTCCCAGCTCGCCATTCTTAACGCGGCTTATCGCCAGGGCGATAGCTTCGGCGAGGTCTGGGCAATCCCTGTCGCGGATCCGTCCGGCGCAGCTGCTTCCGGCTCCTTCAAGGTGACCGGCACGGCAACTGCTGCGGGCACGGTGTATGCGTACATTGGTGCGACCCGCATCGCTGTTGGTGTTGCCTCCGGGGCAGCTGCGGCTACTATCGCGACAAACCTGGCTGCGGCGATCAATGCCAACGTTCTGCTCCCTGTCACTGCTACCGCCTCCAGCGGCACCGTGACGGTCGAGGCGAAGAATGCCGGTGCTTTCGGCAATGACATCAGCATCGCTGTCAACAGGCAGGGCTACGCAGCCGGCGAAAGCCTGCCTGAAGGCATCAGCGTCACTGTTACCGCCATGGCTGGCGGCTCCGGCTCGCCTGCCCTTGCTGACGCAATCGCGGCTATGGGTGACGATCAATACGACCTGATCGTCTGCCCGTGGTCGGATGCCACAAGCCTTGACGCGCTCAAGACCGAGATGAATGACGCTTCAGGGCGTTGGTCTCCCATGCGCCAGCTCTACGGGCATGTGTTTAGCGCGATGCGCGGAACGGTTGCGGCGCTCCAGGCGTTTGGCGCGACCCGCAACGACCAGCACGCCACGGTGTTCGGCATCGAGCCGGCAACGCCTTCGCTGAGCGTTGAGGTGCTTGGCGCAGCTGTCGCGCGGGCTTATGCGAGCCTTAGCAACGATCCTGCCCGCCCGCTTCAGACGCTTGAGCTGATCGGACAGATGCCTGCTCCCGCCGGCTCCCGCTTCACTCTGACCGAGAAGCAAACGCTGTTGACCAACGGCATCGCCACCTTCTACGTTCAGGGCGGGTACATCCGCATTGAGCGGTGCATCACGACCTACCAGCGCAACGCTTACGGCGCGACAGACAACAGCTATCTGGACGTGCAAACGCTCTTCACGCTGCAGTACATCCTGCGCGATTTGAAGGGGGTGATTACCAGCAAGTACGGGCGCCACAAGCTTGCGGACGATGGCACGCATTTCGGTGCCGGGCAGGCTGCCGTGACTCCCAAGGTGATCAGGGCTGAGATTATTGCCCAGTACCAAAAGCTTGAAGAGCTTGCGCTTGTTGAGAACATTGACGCGTTCAAGGAGGCTCTTGTGGTCGAGCGCGACGCGAACGACCCGAACCGCATCAATGTGCTGCTGCCGCCTGACTTGGTGAACCAGTTGCGCATCTTTGCCGTGCTTGCTCAGTTCCGTCTGCAGTACTAAGGAGAAAACCAAATGGCAAGACTTTCCGGCACCTGCTTTGTCACCGTTGACGGGCAGAGCCTTTCCCTGCAGGGCGCCCTGTCGGCTCCGATCAATACCGTTGTCCGCGAGACTGTTTTGGGATCCGCGGGCGTCGCGGGTTTCCGCGAGACGCCTGTGACCCCGCACATCAGCGGTGACTTTTTCATTGATCAGAATTTCCCGCTTCAGATGCTTCAGCAGGGCGAGAACATGACCATCGTCGCGGAGTTTGCAAATGGTCGCGTCTATACGCTGTCCGGCGCATACCTGACTGAAGAGCAGGAATACAACGCTGATGACGGAACCGTCACGCTGCGCTTTGACGGCATGCACGGTGACTGGCAATGAGCGCGACCGTCAAACTGACAACGCCCATCAAGTTCGCGGGGGCAACGGTAACGGAAATCACTTTCCGTGAGCCGTGCTACCGCGACGTCAAGGCTCTTGGCATCCCCGGCATGTCAGGGGATGAAGCCAAGAGCTTTGAGGAATTGATGAAGTACGTTGAGCGACTGAGCGGACTGGATCCCAAAGCCATTGAGCTTTTGAGCTTCCAGGACTCTCTCGCCTGCGTCCAGGCGATTGTGCCTTTTTTCGGTACTGCGGAAGCGACGTAAAGGACATGGAGGCTTCATGCTTCAGAGCCGCGCGGTTTTGGGGCATGAATCCTTTCGATGTGCTTGCGCTTCCGCTTTCGGACGTGTGCATGCTTTTCCGATACACGCGTCAGATAAACAGGGAAGAACATCAGGCTTATGGCAGGCGGTGAGAAATATAAGTTGCAGGTAAGCCTGTCCCTGAAAGACAGGATCAGCAGACCGCTCAAGGATGTCCGCAACAAGATCAGCTCATTTGACCGCTCGCTCAAGAATGTCGGGCGGGCTGCGGGCAATCTTGCAGGCTTCCTGGGCAAACCGCTGGCACTGCTCGCGGGTTCCGGGCTTTTCAGCATCAAGAACGCTGTTTCAACGTTTTCTCAGCTGGGTGACAGCATCGACAAAGCCGCACAGCGCGCGGGTGTCGGTGTTGTTGAAATCCAAAAGCTTCAATATGCTGCAGGGCTTGGCGGCTCTTCGGCAGAGGCGATGGAAGGAGCGCTGACCAAGCTTGGACAGCAGATGAACCTGGCTGCGTCAGGCGGCGCCAAGGAATTTGGCGCCCTGCTCTCTCATCTTGGCATTTCTCTCAAGGACAGCAACGGTCGGGTGCGCTCGTCTGCTGCGGTCATGAGGGAACTTGCCGAGGCGATGAAGAACAACGCTGACCCTGCGGCAAGGCTGCAGATTGCCACGCTCGCCTTTGGCAAAGCCGGCAGCGGGATGATTCCCGTGCTGAGCGGTGGCGCCAAGGCTCTTGACGAGATGGGCGCCCGCGCTGAAAGGCTGGGGCTGATTCTCGACAAGGACACGATAGCCAAGGCGGCGGCGTTCAACGACCAGATGAGCGAGTTGAAGCAGCTCACCCAGGTGACGTCTGCGAAGATCGGCGCGGCTCTCGCTCCGGCTTTTGAGAAGATCATCCCGCAGCTGGAGCAGATCATCAATGACAACCGCGACCTGATCGCGCAATCGCTTGCGCAAGTGGTCGAGGGCATTGGTTCCGCAATCCAGCAGATCGACTGGCAGGCGCTGTCTCAAGGCATCAGCGATGGCGTGCAGTGGTTCAAAGACTTTGGCGAAACGCTTGGCGGCGTCAAGGGCATCATCGCCGGCGTGAGCATTGTCCTGAAGACAATGCTTTTATCCAAGCTGTGGGCGCTTGGCGGCGGCGTGCTGAAAGCTGTTGGCAGCCTGAAAGCGCTGGGCACTGCGCTGCGGGTGTTTGCGCTGTCCAATCCCTTCACGGCAATCCTTGCCGCGCTTGCCACAATCATCATCTACTGGGATGACATTAAAGCTGTCATCCAGGTGGTTTGGGACAAGATCAAGGGGCTGGGCGAGACAATCGCAAACAGCGCTCTTGGGCGTTTTGTGGGCAGGCTGTTTGGCGGCGGTGTTCCTCCCGGCACAGGTGGCAATCGCTTTGACGGCAATGTGAACATTCAGGTGGGTGCGGAGAAAGGCACGACAGCGCAGGTGACCGCCGCCAATGCAACGGGTGGAAATTTGACGGTTGATTATGCCTATTGAGGATGTGAAAAATGCCATTGGCTGATCAATTGTTTCCCGCCTCATTCAGGGGCGTGCCGTTTGACGTGCGCACCTCTGACGTCCAGGTTGGTCGCAGGGTTCAGGCGTTTGAGTACCCGCAGCGCGACAAGCCTTTTATTGAGGATCTTGGGCGCTCTGCCCGCCTGGTCGAGGTTGAGGCGGTCATTGTCGGGAGTGACTTCATTCCCCGCATGAACCGCCTGATTGCCGCGATGGAGGCGAAAGGCGCCGGCACTCTCATCCACCCGTTCCTGGGTGAGATGACGGTGACCCCGCAAAGCACCACCCGCGTGTCATACGACACAAACGGGCTGGGTGTCGCGACGGCAACCCTGTCATTCATTGAAAGCGGTGAGTACGAATTTCCTGGCACCGCAACAGATGCAACGGATGCGATCCAATCCGCGTCTGTGTCACTGTCAGATGCCGCCGCATCTTCTTTTGCCGACACGTTCAGCATCGACGGGCTGGATGACTACGGCGTGAATGCCGTGGTTTCGGGGGCGCAGGACTTCCTTGCAAACACGAGCCTGCAGACGTTTTTCCAGAACACGGGGCTTGCCGATCAGGCTGCGGAGCTTGCCGGCAACATCAGCGCGTATGTCTACGACGGCGCCAAGATGGTCTCCGCGGCTGTCAACCTGTTCAGCCTTGGCGGCAAGCTGGGGACAACGGCAGGCTGGTCGGGCATCGCGAACCAGTTGGCGCACTTGACCGGCTTGGGGTTCTGCCATCGCGTCGGTTTCGCTTCTCCCGTCCTGCTCGCTGTTGATTCGATCAACAATGCGGCGGGCGCAGTGCAGCGTCTTTTCCGTCAGTGCATGATTTCCGGCATGGTCAATGCCGCCTCAATGGTCGGCACCGACGAGGACGCGGAGCCGGGCAGCGCGATCAAGGTGGCTGCATACGACGAGCTGATGGCAACGCTCGACGGCGTGCTTGGCGCAATCGACGCGGA